TCGTACGCATCGGCCATCCACTGGAGCGTGCTCGCGATCTCTGCCTTCAAGTCAACCATCGGTCATGACCTCCAAGACCACCGAGGCGAACTCGGCGTTTCCGTCGCTGCCCTCGTACGCCGGAGCACTGCCGACCGCGCGCATCTCGTAGTAGACCTTGCCGCTCGTGCCCGTGAACCCGCCGCTCAGGTCGGCAGCGTCATAGATGGCGCGCGCCGCGGTCATCACGCCCGTGTAGTCCTGCGGGTTGCTCCGGCACGTCACGATGATCTCGTGCGACCGGAGCCGCCCATCGTTGTGAATGGACGTCAGCCCGCCCGCGCTGTGCTGCACGAAGAACGCCTTTTGCGGGACGCCGCTCGCCACGCTCGGGCGCAGCGGCCCGGACCATGCGTTGCGGTCGGAGCCGGCTACGTCGAGCACGGATGGCGCCAGCGCTGCAAGCCGCTGCAAGACGTCCTCTTCGATGTCAGGCGTCGTCGTCATGGGCCAGCTCCACCGAACAGGGGACCGCGGCGGCGGCTGTCGCGGGTCTTGATGCGCTTCGGGTTCTTGCGATCGATGATCTGCCGTAGACCGAGGCGGTCACGCTCGCGGTCCGGCACCGGATCGATACCTTGGCGCCGCAGCTTGAATCTGTCGTGCCGCTCCTGCGGGCCGATCTGCGGCGCGGTCGGGTGGAGCTCCGGCATCATGTCGATCGTCGTGTTGCTCGCGCGCAGGCGCGCCACCGCGCTCGAGATGAATCTCGGCGCCTTGCTCTTCTCCTCGTCGATGGCGACCGCGAGGAAGCGACGCCGGCCGACCTTGTGCTTGGCCTCGCTGTCGTGCACCGGCAGCGCGTAGTACGCGCCGAAGCCGATCTCGAAGTTGAAGTCGGTCCCGTTGCCGAGCCGCGGCTTGGTAACGTACCTCGAGTTGCGCAAGCGCCCCGTGTCGACGGGTGTGTAGCGCATCGCCTTCGTGATGACGTGCGCGCCGAACAGATAGATGGCGCCCGCGTACTGACCTGGCACGTTCGTCCGCAGCTTGCGCAGCGCGAAGAGCGTCTTCTCGTCGGCGACGTCGAGCGTCACCATGCCTTCTTTAGTGGCCATCGTTTGCTCTCACCTGCAACCTAGCCTGCATCAGTGCGACGCACTCATGATGCGCGCCGTGCCATGTGGTACGCCCGTTGCCTGGCAACTTGAACTCTCGGTCGCACTTGCCGCAGCCGCATAGCACGCAGGTCAGCTGTTCGTCATCGCTAGGCTCGAGCCGCAGTGTGATGACCTCCACGTCAGAACCTCACAATGTAGAGCTTCTGCAGCCCGAGCTTGTTGGTCGCCACCTCGATGCTCTTCGGCAGGTTGGCATCGCCGACCTCGGCCGTGTCGTCCGCGCCCTCGCCCCCGATGGCCGGCAGCCAGATGCGGTCGTCGTACGCGATGGGCGTCGTCGTCGCTAGCACGTACTCGCAGAGCACGTCCTTGCCGTCCGGCCCCGCTGCCACGGTGCGCTTCTTTTCGACACGCGCGCGGAACGTCGACGACGCACCGTAGGACGGGTCGCCCTTCGACGAGACGCCGGTGCGCTGAGCGCGCGTGCAGGTGTGGATGAGCCAGGAGTTAAGGAGCATGTCTATGCCATCGGCGTCCAGCGGTATTGGGCGAGGATCATCTGGGCTAGCGCCGGTAACCCATACTCGCCGAAGACGTCCTTCGCATTGCCGTACGTCACCGAGTACGAGAGCAGGCTCTCGCTCTGCACCGTCGGGTCCTGCCCGATCTTGGCGTAGAGCGCGGTCGCCGCGAGGATGCACGCCTCCGAGATGTCAACCGGCAGCGCGTCGACGCCAGCTGTCGGCGTCTGCGACGGCGTGTTATAACCGGCGTCATACGTCACCAGGAAGCTCGCGCGCTCGGTGCCGGGCATGGCGTCTTGCGCGATGGTGCCTCCGCGGCGCATCGCCGTCGAGCCCCATCCGCCCGTGGCGTAGATGGCACCAGTGTACCGGTCGCGCCCGCGGACTTCGTACGACGCCGCGTCGACGGTGCTGCCTTCGTAGGCGATCGATGCGATCGCCCAGATGGGCGCGCGCGCAACCTGCAGGCGCGCGGTGCCGTATGACCGCACGTACTCCGCAATGTCCTCCTCGTAGTGGAGTGACCTGCCCACGTACCCGACGATGGACGACGACGCGACGTTGATGAGCGTCTCGAGCAGCGTGTCGCTGCTCGAGTCCGTGATGCCGAGGCGCGCCTTCAGGTTCGCGAGCGTGCAGAGTGCGGTCGATCCCAGCGTCATCGCATCCCCGCTTTCATCTTGCCCAGAACCTTCGGCGGCTGCGGCTTCGGTGGCGGCTCGGCCTCGAGCACGTCGACGGCGTCATGCGCGAGGGCGAAGGCCAGCTGCTCGTCGGTCAGCCCGCAGACGTCGCCGCAGCGGAAGACCTCGAACAGGCGCTCTGCCTTGACCCGCACCCTGGTTCGCTTTGGCGTCATCTCGCAACCTCGCTCGGCGCTACATACGCCCGGCCGACAGGATGCGCAACCGGTCCAGGACGCCCTTCTTTCCGAGCACCTCCACCGCGCCGGAGGGCTTGGTCAGCACGACCGGGACGCCGCTGGCCGCGAGCTCATCGATGGCGCGCTTGACGTGCTCCTCCTGCAGAGCGCCGATGCGCGCCTCCATTACCATGATGTACTTTCCTCGCCCGTCGTGGCGATCGCGCAGATCGTAGACGATGCCGGAGCGGTCGGGCCGCAGGTCGTCCTCGCCGTAGCCGTCCAGCCAAGCACACCGGTAGGCACGACACGTGGCCGGCCGATCGGCGTACCGCGAGCATCCGTGCGCGCAGAGATGCTCGCACTTCTGGCCCGCGGGCTTGTGCATCTCCTCGATGTGGAAGACCACGCAGCAAGCCTTGCACTCGCCGCATGATCGTTGCTCTGCATCAGACTGCATGAATCCTCCCGCTGCTGCGCGGCATCATGCACCAAAAAGCAAGGCGCCCCAAGGGGGGCGCCTGCCTTCAGTCGTGCCGCGATGCTCGTCAGACGGGCAGCGCGCTCGCGCCACCCTTGACAGCGACGCAGTGGACGTCAGCGACGTCGGTGCCGCTGTGGCTCAGGTCGCAGTGCAGCTGGATGCGGACGTACCGTCGGAGGCTCGCGCAATCGAGAGCGATCTCGTTGATGCTCGTCTCCGTCGTTCCGCCGACGCCACCGGTCAGCGTGCGGATGGTCGAGTCGGCCGCGCCGCTCGGCTGCAGCGCAGCAGCGACGTCGGCCCACGTGGAGCCGTCCGCCGAGTCCTGCAGCGTGGCCTTGACGACGAGCGTCTTGGCCTCAGTGAGAGTCGCCCGCGCGGTGACCGCGAAGACGACCGAGCCGAAGATTCCGCCCGAGGCGTTGGTGCCATTGACGAACCGATCGATGTCCTCGCCATCGACCTCGGAGTTGTCGCCGGTACCGGCCGCGGTAAGGCGTCGGGAGAGAGCAAGCGAGCACGCGACTTGTTCGCCGAGCGCGCTGAGGCTGTGATGTGCCATGGGTCTGTTTCCTTTCTTGGTCGTCGACTAGGTTGCTCACGCGCCCCAGGCAACAGCCTCCATGAGGGTGATGTTCTTGCCGGCCTGCCGCGAGATGCGGTCGACCTTCTGCACGAGACGCACGACGCTCTCGTCCTTCGAGATGCCGGACACGACGGAGCTACCGTCGTAGTACGCGGCGTTCTCGAACATCTCGATGCGCATCGCGTCCGGCCCGACGCCTTCACCGAACAGCTCGTGCTCGGCGCTGACGAGGTAGACCTCGCTCTTGTTGCCGGACCCGAGCGTGTCTGGGATGTTGTGCGTGACGAACACGGGCTTGCCCATGAGGCGGCCTTGCGCGAGCTCGGCTGCGAACACGAGGTTGTTGTTGCCGTCGCGCAGTGACATCAGGTGATAGAACGACCGCGGCGACATGAGCCACGACGCGCGCAGCATCTTGACCTTGAGATCGGCCTGCTTGCGTTGCGCGAGCGTGAGGTCACTCGTGATGTTCGCCACGTTGACGGTCGCGTTGGCGTCGAACGTCGAGGAGGCGTTCGCGTTGCCCTTCAGGCCGAGCGGCTCGTACGAGGTGCCTGCACCGCGGATCATCGCGCTGTCGATCGTCACGCTGGCGCTCTCGACGAGGTCTTGCCGCACGACGTCTTCCATGCTTTGCGAGGCGTGGAAGATGAGGTCGTTCGAGATCGGCGTGAGGACAGCGAGCTTCTTGAGCGAGAGGCTCACGTCGCGGAACGTCTGCTCCGACTTCGTGATGTTCTCGCTCTCGCCGATCCATGTGCCGGTCGCGCCGGTCGCGATGCCCGGGATCCGCATGACACCGCTG